CGGCAATCGCAGAAATAGACGCTGCCATCGCTGTTGGAAGCGTACCCTCAGCAGTTTCAATTTGTGTTTTTGTCCACAGCTTCCCGACGCCAGCCATTGAAACGCCAACCGTATAAAGTGAACTAACCAACTCCCTCTTGGTGAGGGCAAACTCAAAATCCAGCCAGTTGTATTGGTCGCGCAGGAAGAACCAGAACAGGTTTTTCTGAGAAGCGTTCCATCCTGAGCCAATAAAGGTTGAAGCATTGGCAGTTTCAGTTGATGCCTTTGCCTTGGCAGCAGCACGTTCCACGTCGGTGATCTGGTTATCAGACAACGACCGCACCGCATCTGCCTCACGCAAATCACGTTGCACTTCGTTGCTGTTCAAATCCCAAGTGGTTGTGATGTCTACGGCAGCATCATTAGCCGCACCAGTTACGTCGCGCCCAACGGTTGCAATCAGCCGCGACGTTGGCCCATCGGTGTCGATCTGTATTTCATCGGCCCAAAGTGTGACGTTGCCAGCGATGCCGAGGATGTGCGCCCTGCTCCCTTCGTAAACAACCTGACTCTGCCATCCTTCAGTCTTTGACCAAGTGAACCTTGTATCGGTCTGCGTGACTCCGTTGTACCCCTTAAAAACCGCCATCAGAAAATTCTCCCTGCCGATTGCTGCCTCGCCAGCATTGCACGTTGTACCTCTAAGGTTTGCCGCGCCACATCAAGCTGTTGTCTGCCAACCTGAATCAAAGGGTTTGCTCGTTTAGCAAACGCACCAACACCTTGGCTTGCGGTTTGAGTCATTGCGCGTGGGCTGCCTGTTCCTGCTGCTGCGGCTGTTTGGATACCTTGCATCTGTTGAAACAAATCAAAGTCCTGCCCCATCAGCTCAAATCGTTCTTTGCCGGTCTTGGCTTTCCGAATCTTCTCAAACAACGCCAACCGCTGCGCAAACAGTGCATTGAGTTGCTGCTCTTTTGACATCTGCTTGAAAGCAGCGTCGTTGATTTTCTTTTGCAGTGCCTCTTGGGCTTTTCTTGCTTCGATCTCGTCGTTAATTCCTTTTGATGAACGAGTAGAAGGCGAAGATTTTCCGCTCCTTCTTTTCTCAATTGCCTTCTCTCGCTTTTCAACCTCTTCAACAACACCTAAATATTCACGGCCAACTGCCCTAACCGAATCAAGCACAGCCCTAAAAAACCCACGACCCGATTCAAGGGTTCCGACAAAGGTTCCAGCAGCAGCCATTATCTTTGTAAACGGATTAATGAATTTTAATCCATCTGAAAGATAAGTGAACACTTGGCCAAGAATCATAACAATGTCGCCCCAGAAAGCGCGAAGGCGCATGGATGCAATCTGCATCTCAACCATTTGATCGGCCACGTCTTGGATGTTTCCTCCATCCATGATGATGCCAAGGTCTTCTGCCTCCTTGCGCATCTCCTCCAAACCCTTCTTTCCCATCATCAATGCGGGAGCGAGTTTGCGGCCAAGGTCATCTCCGAGGTTCCGCACGATGGCTGTCAGCGCACGGTTTTTGTCCGAAGTATTGGAAACAGCATCAGCAAACAGCTCAAACAGTTGCTGTGGGTTTTTGCCGCGAAGTTGATCAACGGTGATGCCAACCAAACGGAAGTCCTCAATCATTGACTCCGTTCCAGCTAAGGCGTCCTCAGTGCGGTCGGCAAGGGTCGCAAAGGCATCACTGGTATCACTCAGCTCCAAGCCAAAACGCGCAAAAACGTACTCCCACTTTTGGAGTTCGTCTGTGGTCATTCCAAGCGCAGGAGCCAATTCTGAAACCTCCTTGGCAAACTCACCAACCTCCTTTGCCTTACTTGCAATAAAGCCGACAGAAAGCGCACCAGCAACCGCACCCTTCAGGCTGCCGACGATGTTGGCCTGCGTCTTCTTGGCAGTCGTCTGCGCCTTCTTCATGCCTGCCTCATAGGCGCGGCCATCAAAAGACAATATTGCTTTGAGATTAGCTGCCATCAGTTGTTCATTATCTTTGCTGGATCAAACGCACCTTCTTCGATTTGGCGCTCCAACTCTTTGACCTGTTCCTGAAGGCGTGCGTCCTCCTCTGAATAGATACGCAGCGAACCGTCCATCTCTGCGGCTGTTGCCATGTCCCAAAGCGACAAAGAAAAAGCTCGGTTCAGAACTTCAGACTCACTGAAACCCAGCTTCGACATCAACGCACACTTGATGACTTGTTCCGGTGGTGCACCAAGCGATTTGCCTTTGTTCTCTTTCTGCCAAAGCTTTGGCCCGTCCAGCCCCTCGTTGATGTAGTCGTTGAACCACTCGCAACGTGCCTGAACGTCGCCGCACACGCGCAGTGCCTTGTCTAGTTTCTTGGCCTCTTGCTTGAAGCGACCAGACTCAACCAACTCAAGTGCATCCTCGTAGGTGCGCGAACAGATGAGAACGGACAAAACCAAATCGGCCTCTGTTGGGATACCACCCACGACAAAAGCCGATCCGTATCTTTTCAATAAGATGAGATGTCCTAGCGAGAGAGGCCGAAGCTTAACTCCTAGAATCTGCCAACCGTCAGGGACGGCAGCTTGGTAATAATCCAGCACGCAAGATTAGCTCGAGATGTTGGTGGCAATGTACTGGGTCAGCTCAAACGTGTAGCGGGTTTCTCCGTCCACTGAACTTTCCTGACTTCCACCAATCAAAGTGTATTTACCCGAGTGCGCACCGATCATGTCAGCCTTACCGGTTCCACCGACTGTCACCATTGCCCCAAGAGCCGGAAATGCAGCCCGAGCCGTTGGAATGACCTCAATCGTGAGATCGGCTTTTGCGTTGTGCAGTATCAGCGTTTGGCACTCACCGTCGTCGCCCATGATTTCCTTTTGAGCCGACGAAACTGAGCGACTGAACGATTGCTCAATGCCACTGCCAACAATTCCCGTGCCCGATGCAGTTATGCCATCGACCGACCAGATTACCGTTGTTCCTTTCTGAACAGACATTTCAAAGGTTCAGTTTAGGTTGGTTCGGAAAGTCGGCAACAGTTAATCGGCATTGATTTTGGGTTGAAGCAGTGGGTGGAATGTTTATTTTTCCCGAAATGGAAATCGAGTGCCCAAGCTGTAAAGAGCAGATTTTGATTCCAGACGACGAATTGACAGAGGTTTTTGAGTGTCCTTTTTGTCTGCAAACAATCGAGCTTGAGCAACAGAAGGAGGATGAAGTTCTTCCTCCAAAAATTGATTCCAAAGAAAAACCGAAGGCAAGTCATGAGCCGCCGCCTGCTTCAGCACCGCTGCCAAGTGCTGAAAGCATTATGAACGACTTTCGAGGGCCGCTGCTTATGCCGTGCCCAGCCTGCGGGAAAAGCGTCAGTAAGAAGGCTGACATTTGCGCTGGTTGTGGCCATCCAATTTACAGCGGATTCCTAGGCACAGCCGGAACGCGCAGGGCATTGAATATTATCTTTCTGGCAGCAATAATATTTCTTCTGTTCGGTTGCCTTTTTAGTCCAAATTTCGTGTCACGTCTTTAGTTTAGATTTTCGAGCAGCAGCTTCAATTGCCTGTTGCGTGCGCTTTCTGAGGTTATCCGTTTGGCTTTTAATTGCCTTTTGCATAATGCGATTGCGTGCACCGTGTTTCTGCATATAGCTGATCTCGTTGCTCACCATCACTGACGGGAAGATCGGATGATCAACTGAAACCCGCACCCTGCCTCCACGAGTGCCGTGGCCCTTTATCCACTTTGGCCTTGGTGTTTTAAGTGCGGTTGCAGCTTTGTTCCAACCGCCTTTGCCTTTGCCGATGCGCTTCTTTAGATACTTCATGTAGGCATTGAACCGCTGCTTCGTGATGAACATCTTGTCGAGAAACACATGACGACCGATCTGCAAATCTTCTCGGCCAGCTTGTGAGACTCGACCACGCGAGTTGCGGTACTTGTTGTGGTGCGCCTTCATCGTGCTGATGCTGGCGTCGGGTTGGTAGAGATTGTGTTCAACGCCAAACACGCGCCCGTCCTTCGTTGCCCAGATTGCGTGCTGCATTCCTGCCATGTCCTTGCCGAGTGTTTCCTGCCACTTCTCGGCCTTCTTGAACGTGGACATCTTGCGAACTCGAAACACACCGCCCTTCCCATTTTTGCCAAGCAGATCACCAACGATTGCGTTCTCGCCGATCTTCTTTTGCTTCGCCCATTGTATTTTTCCCTTCTCGTCTGCGAACGCCGTGCGCTGGTCGTTCGGCGGTGTCAGCGACATCGCATCCCGCACCACCAACTTGCCAACCTGCTTCAGCACCGAGCCGGTCTTCTTGCGCGAAGCAGTGCGAAAGTCGTTTATGGCTTTTAGAAATTCCTTGGTTTCAATGTCGATCTTCATAAAGTCTGCTTTGCAATGTTGGCTTTAGGATTAGGCATAAAAGTGTGGCACATTGTCGCGCTAGTTGTTTGGTTTATCTTTTGCTGCTATATAATTTGGAATGAGTACGAAAATGAGGGTGAAGATTTTTTACCAGCAGCAGGCTCAGGCTGCGGTGCTTTTTTCTTCGCGCCTCCTTTGCTTTATGGTTTTTGGTTATTAATCAAATGGGTAATAGGTCTGCTGCAATTTGAGGTTTTTTAATATTTAGTTTGGCCTCTATTCACTACCGTAGCAGTAGACATCAAACGTGATCTCACCAATGAAGTAGCCATCCTCAACGCGCTGCGCGAAGGCAAAGTTCTGCGCGGCAATTGCGGTGACTGTTTCAGTTGAGTCTGCGTTGATGTTCGTCACGAGGTTCGTGTTCATGAACAAATCCCGCACCTCAGCAACTCGACCACGATGCGTTGCCAGCGTGTTGGTTTCTGCCTGCGAGTAGATCGCGACCGTCGTTGAACACAACCAGTTGCCTGTTCCACTCGGACTTTCCTCTGCGCTTTCCACGAGCGCGAAAATCAAATCCTCAGTGACATCGGCCGTGCTCAGTCCGGTGTGAAGCGGCACGTTCGCAATGTTGCTTCCTGTTGTCGCAGCCTGAGTGGTCAGCAGGTTTTCCAAGACCGCTTCAAGCTTCCCATCAACGTCGTTGTAAAAGGTTGGCATTACTGCGTGAGGCTTTTGACGGTCAGCCGCAACGCTGCACCATCGGGTTGTTCAACTGAATCAATACGAAACACCGTTCCGTTCAGCGTTACGTCAAAGCACGTTGTCAGCGTGATCTTCTGACCGGCAACTGGCAGCGAACTGAAGTCGCCAACCTTGAGTTCAAAGATCGCGTCGAACTCAGGAAAGAAACCTCCTTCGTCCAAATTCCGATTCTTTGTGAGTGAACTCATCGTGCCTGAATAGGCAGTGCCCGAGTGAGTGAACGTGCACGGGAAATCGTCAAAGACGTGACCGAGGTCGCTTGCGAGTTGTTCTTCTATTGTTGCCATTGTTCCAAAAAAAAGAGGGACGGCGGCTTTCAAGACCGCCGCCCCATCATGGCGTCACACTACTATGAATTAGGCGTTGTATTTAAGATCGGTGATCTTAGCAAACGACTCAGGATGGCGAACAGCGATGTCCGTGAATATGGAAGTGACCAATCGCACCTGACGCTTGTGTGCCAGAGTGTAAGGATCAACCACCACGTCTATCCCTGCCCAATTACCAATCAGCAAGTCGCTGAAGTTACCGAAAACCATTGTCGTGGTTGCGGTAGCACCAGAACCAGCAGAAGCCATTTGGTTGCTCATGTAGAACGGATAGCCATTGACCTGACCGTTCGACAAAACGAACTGTGCAGTGTTGCTGGCGATCTCTGTCCTCTTGAGCTTCTGGGCTGCGTTGGCGTTGCCGACGTAACAGAGCGAACCGGTCAAGGCGTTGTCCGTTGCGACCTGCTCCTCCAACTTGACCATCAGAGTGTATGCTCCGTCGGTTCCAGCAGAGACACTGCCGATGCCGGATGTGTTAACGATTCCGGTCGGCTGGTTTGAACTGCCAGAACCAGAAACAGCAGCAAGGTCTTGCGCAATGGCAATCACCTGAGCCAAGTCGTTTCTGACGAACTGCTCAATGCTGATGCTGCTTTGTGCCAGCAACTGCTTTGAGTATTCCGTCATCGCGCTCAACTGCTTCGGAACCATTGTCACCTGATCAAACGCTTGGTCTGAACTGGAGAGAGTTGGAACTTCAGCAGTCCAAGATGCAGTCGCTGCACCGGTCTGCCTTGGAATCGCAACATCACCGACAAGGCCGTCGAGCTGTGTTGCGCCGGTCTGCGCAATTACAGAAGCATTACGCAAAATGTCAATAAAACTTGATCCAAGAAGATCAGTAGCCACTGTGTGCCCGCCTGCTGTGGCAGTGCCATCAACCAAGCCACGAGTGCTGTGATTGAGCACATCGGTCGGAATGACGAGGCCATCAACATTGCTGCGACCGTACTTCTTCTTGGCTGCCTCACTGACTTCGTTTTCAAAGTCGGAGAACTTGCCGCTGTTGCAGTACGAGTTCACAGCACGAACCAGAGAGAAGCTTTCGCGCTCTTTCTCGTTCAAGCCAATGTCACCATCATCCTGACGAACCTCAGTTGGTTCCTCGGTTTTCAAGTTGTTCTCAAGTATCCACCGGCTGAATTGGCCAGCGTCCTTGCCGTCTTCGATCGCCTTTTGGGCGGCGTCGATGCAGTTGTACTTCGCGCCAAGCGCGACCAGTTCCTTGCTTCGCTTCTGCTCGGCCTTACGAACCTCAGATTCGTTGACCTCAATGCGCGGCGAAGCTTCAACTGTAAGTGTAGAATCTTCGTTCATTTTGGGTTCCTTATCGGATTTGATTTCAACCACAGGTTCTTGTTCCTCCGATGATTCCGAGCGACCTATGCCTACACTCGGATCGGCTGGGAGTGGAACGATTGAAATTTCCACGGGAACCCAATTCTTGACGTGAAAGGTAGCCAGCCCTTCGTCATTCCTCTCGGCCCTTTCCATTTCTTCAACGGTGTAACCCACAGAAACCAATCTGCGCACTTGGTCACGCACGTCGCCCCAAATCTCTTCTGCGTATGCCGACTTGCCAAACCGCACCACGGCTCGGCCAACTCGGTCTTCATCCACTCGCGCTGATTCAACAACACCTACGACTTTGTCAGGGTCATGGTTTACCAATACAGGTGCACCTCCTAAGAGGCGCGATAGATCAACGCTGTCTTGGTCGTGTCTTAAAATTTCGATGCCGAAGCTTCGTTCGTAGGGTGTCTCAGAACTGAAAGCGAGTTCGACGGTGCGCGACTCTTCGTCAATCGCACGCTTGTCGATGGTTAATTCTCTGAACCGTTTTTCACCGTTCATCTTTTTATCATCATGCGAGTTGGAAATCCGGCAACAGTTAATTTGTGTCTTCTTCTGGTTTTTCCAAACCCACACTCTCAGCCAATTCCTCGTCGCGCTTGATGTCGCGCAGCACGTCCTCGATGTCTCCACCGCTTTCAGCAATAACCTGACGGCGTGACTTGAAGTGATTGTCCACTGCCTTGATCTGCGCATTCACATCCTTCTCGGGATCAACCCAACCCCAGCGTCTCGGTTTCCAATCCGGTGCGTTGAACTTCGCAAGCTTTGACGCTGGCAGATTGATTGTTCCGTTCAGAATGTTTGTCTCAAGCCATCCGTCAAAGATCGGTTGAACCACAGTGTCTATGAACCAGCGTTGAGTTGCTTTGTAGAACTCGCGCTCATCCATCAAGCCTGCGCGAATGGATGAATAGTTCACTGATTCCAAATCCTGCGACAATGTGTGATAGCTGATGCCGAGTCCGGCAGCTATTCCACGCAAACAGCTTTTGACGAAGCCAGCATAGTTGCCGGTCGGATGATCTGGGTTCCACGATTCAAACCGTGTGCCCATTGGAAGTTCCTCAATGGAACCGGGCGAAATGTCCATCAGCGGACTGCCATCTTCATCCATCTCACCAACGTAACCATCAGCGCGATCCTTAACAATGAAGCCCATCTTGCTTGCTGAAATGCGTGCGCTCGTGATCTCTGCTTCCTCGTATGCGCCCAGCATTTGCAGGCGCGTCATCGCACTGACCATCCACGGATACCCGCGAGTCTGGGCGATGCGATCGGTGATGAACGGATGAATCACCTGCTCTGCCGGTATGCGTTCGCGTGTGGCTTTGACCACGGACAAATCACTCGGGTGACGATCCAGCAGGTGATACGCAACAGGTTTTCCATAGCGGTCAAGCTCAACGCCCATCCGCACCTCGTTACCATTCTTCAGCTTCTCGTCGTTAAACCCGAGATCAAGTCGATCGCCTTCAAGCAGTTGAAGCTGAAAGCCATTGCGATTGCGCAACATCCGAATGATGCAGTCGCCATCGCGTGCGGTTGAACGAAGTGCCAACCGCTGAATATCAAACCAAGTGAACTTGCCGTTGATGGAACAGTTGGCTGCTTTGCTCCACTCTTTCCACGCTTGTTCAATCAAATCGTTTGCGAGTGCATCCGGTCTGCCACCGTTCTCGGTGACCTTCATCTGCAAACCGATACCAGTTGAGCCAAGCACGTTGCTTTCCAAACCGCTGAGAAATCGGCGCACATAGTCGGAATTGCGTTCCAACTCACGACAACGCGCACGAAGTCTGCCGAGTGAATTGCGAATCTCTTGGTCGGCAGTGGTGATGGGACTGAGCCAATCATTTGTCAGCCGACTCATTGACGCACCAGCGAAGTTTCGTTTTTGGATTGGTTGAAACCCAAGCCGACTCGCGATGCGGGCGATCAGTTTGTTCATCCTTGGTAAGAGTAGCCAACAGCGTTCACACCTGTCGGCGCGACAAAGCGAATGCCGATGTTTTTGCCGCTGCGCCTGCCGTTCGCGAGGCGTTCAATTTGAACCTCTCGCTCAACGTCCTGTTTGTATTTCTCGTAGAGTTCGCGAAGTTCCTTGAGCGGGATTTTGTTAATTGAGCGACCGCCGATTGTGTACGACTCCATCCCATTTGGAATGCGCCCTTCCATTGCGGCCTCGATCAGATCAAGAACTCGACGTGCGTGGCTTCGTGGGTCGTATGCAGACGAGGAAGCTGGATTGGTAAGAACTTTGAGAATCCCGTCGTAGACGACAAACTTTTCGCTCCCTTTTGTGACGATGCCGACAATGTCGTAGACATCGGGAGTAAAAAGAGCAGTTACCGTTGCACCGACATTAACCTGAAAAGTGTCTCCGTCTGCCGTTGAACCAAAACTTGTTTCGGTTGCCCCGTTTCTTCGGAGGTAATAGCTCAGACTCCAATCGCTTGCGGGATAATCAGAAAGAGATTTGCTCCACTTCCAAGTGACTCCGGCTGTCAGCTTCTCTGGCTCGTAATCTTGAATTTCTGCGGCCATTCAACCTTTAGTTTTTAAGGTTGGCCGTCTTTTCCGGCAACAGTTAATCAGACGCAAAAATCTAACAGGTTAGATTTCATCTGACTTGAATTGGCATTTTTTTCTAGAGAGTATTTCCGGATGCCAAACCAAAGAAGCAAATACAAATCGAAACTCAGCATTTGGATTCCAAGTTTTTTGAAAGAACGCGCCGATAAGCACTGCAAAGAACAAGGGATTTTTATCACTGAGTACATTGCCGCGCTTATTCAAAACGATTTGATTCTGAATCAAGATACTTTAAGGCAACCAGCGAAAAAGAATCTGATGACAGTAGCTGAAGCCTCGAATTATTTAGACGTTCACCCAAACACCATAAGAAATTACGTTAAAGCGAAGATGATTCCGGTTCATAAATTATCAAACAGAATTTATCGCTTTAAAAAAGAAGATTTAGACAGGTTTCTTTCTGCAAAATTAAAATCTTAAACCAACTCCCTCCACCAGTTGAACGCCTTCGGTTTTTAGGTTGGCCGCACTTTCCGGCAACAGTTAATGTCGCCGCGAAATGAAGCAGCTACTAATCACAATCGCAGCCGTAGTGCTGGTGGGGTGTTCCGACCCCGAGGCTGAAGCCAACAAGCTTTTCACTGAAGCATCGCGGCTGGTTAAGGAAGCTGATGCTATTACTGAGCCGAACTCGTGGAAGGCTTTTAACAAGCGCAAAGAAGCACTTGAGTTAATTGAAAAGATAACGCTGCAATATCCTCAAAGTTCTCTATCAGTTCAAATATCTCAAGGTGCTTGCCTTATTCAAGGCCAGTTGATTAATCAGGTCAGGGAAAAAATGAAGCCAGAAATGTCAATTCAAGATGCTGCCGAAAAAGGAAACATCGAAGTCGTCAAACAGCACTTGGCAGCCGGTACGGATGTGAATGGGAAGGGTGATAAGTTTGAAGCGTCTCCTTTGCACCTTGCAGCTTGGGAAGGACACACGGAAATCGCCGCACTACTTATCGCCAACGGTGCTGATGTGCACATGCAGAATAGGTTTGGATCGACTCCTTTGCATTTTGCTGCCGAACAAAACAATAAGGAAATCGTCGCACTACTTATCGCCAACGGTGCGAAAGTGAATACGAGTGACATATACGGATCAATTCCTTTGCATTCTGCTGTTAAGTGCGGTCACAAGGAAGTCGTCGAACTGTTTATTGCCAAGGCTGCCGATGTGAATTCGAAAATGGATAAAGGCTACACACCTCTAGATGTGGCCATTGATTATAAGCAAACCGAAATCACTGAACTCCTCCGCAAACACGGCGGCAAGACCAAGAAGGAACTGGAAGCCGCTGGCAACTAAACCAACTCCCTCCACCACTTGAACGCCTTCGGGTTGTCGTTCCACACTGTGCAGATGCCCGTGGCCAATCTGCGCACGAAGCTTTCCTCTTTGTCTTTCTCCTTCAGATCAAACGCTGCTGTCAGCGCGTGCATGACCTCGTGCAAAAACGTGTCCTGCATCGCGTCGTTGTGCTGATCTTCACAGATCGCAATGATCTGCAATTCCGGTGAACAGAACCCAACTGCGCCGCTTGCCATCATCTGTTCCTGCGGTGAGAACATAACTTTGTAGCTCAGGTTCAGAATCTTGAGTTCGTCAGGTCTTCCAACTTGTTGCGAAGTTTTGGTTCCTTGAGCGGCGGTTGTGGATCGCTTTGTACGGGTCGGCTTTTGGCGGGGCTTGGGGTTTGTTTTCATCGACGCTCTTAGCCTTGAGCGACTTCGCCAGTTGGTCAAGATTTGCATTCAGGTTCACAAACGCAGCAAGCGCATACACCCGCACGTCCAAAGCTTCGTTGCGTGCGCGGATCTTCTGCCACGTTCTCGTCTTCATCCCATTCTTGATCCGCACCACTGCCTTCTCAGCGGTTAACTGCTCGAAGTATTCGTCGTCGTATCCGTTCCCGATTGGGAAGTGGCAATAGCCCGCACCTGCTTCCTCAATCTTCAAGCGCGAGTAAATCAGCTCCTTGGCTGAGTCCACACCGATGCTGAACAGAGCGACCTTGGCTGAGTTGCTGCGGTTCGGCCGACTCACAATCGGTCGGTTCGCTCCAGCAACACCTTTGATGGCGAAAATGCGATTCACCTCTCGCGGCTTGCAGAAGTCGTACACGATCTTGGACTGATAGCCTGTGTCGATCATCGCTGATGCTATGCGAAGCTGAACACCACTCTCGTGCTTCCAGCTTCGACCGAGGAACTCCTCAAGCTGTGACCAAGTGGCAGGATTGGTGATCGCCCCGTAAATTGTTTTGTACTCGATCCCCCAACACTCTTCGCCAAGACCAACGGCCATCACCTCGACCTCGATCCGATCATCCTGACAGTCACAACCTGCAACCAGAACCACTGCGTCCTGCGGAACGGTTTCTGCATACGGCTCACAACGCGCAAGCAACGGACTCGCGTGCACTGTCTCGCCCTGCTCTTCCCAAGTGTCGGCGAGGAACGTGTTCGTCCACGCCTTGATTGACTCTGTGCCGCGATGCTTTGCATCCAGAAACTGAGCGACTGCTTGATGAAGTCTGGTCTTGAATCCTTTGCGCGGTGGAAACAATGAGCACAACCCGTTCAGGTGATACCCGCGCTTCCCGTTGAACGGTGCGGTCGGCCGCCATTCACCTTGCCGCACCATCTCCTCTCGCTGCTTGTCGGTGATCTTCTTCTGGCACTTGGTGCAAACGATGTGCGCCGTTTCCGGCAGATGCTTTCCTTCCTCGTCCTTGTCCCAAGTGACCTGCGCCCATTCAAGCGTCTGGTGTTCTCCGCAGTGTGGGCACGGACAAAACCAGCGTCGTTGATCGGTCAGATCAAACTCAGCCTCAACACGACTCACACCCTTGATCGTTGGCGTTGATGTGGTGACGTGAACTGAGTTGAAAAATGTGTCGCTTCGTTTCTGGGCCAAGCTGATCGGGTCACCTTCCGCACCTGCGCTGTTTGGATAGCGATCCACCTCATCACACAGCACCACCCGAATCGGTCGAGACGCCAAGCTTGCCGGACTGTTTGCACCCGCAACGGTGATGTGCCCGCCGTTGAATCGTTTGTGCAGCACTGTGTTGCCGGAGTCCCGAGCACGAGAGTCGGCGACCAAGTCAGTCAGAATCGTTGTATCCCGCACCATTGGCGCAAGCCGATCCTTCGACCACGTCTCTGCCATGTCCAATGTCGGTTGCAACACCAGCATCGGACTTGGTTCCTCGCTGATGAAAAACCCGACGATATTGTTCAAAATTTCGGTTTTCCCAAGCTGACTCGCCCACTGCAAAACCACTGACTGAACCTCGGGATCGTTCACCGCTTCCATCGGCTCGGCTTGATAAGGCGCAGACTCAAGACGGAACCGACCTGTGAACGCGCTGCCTTCCGGTGAGAGTCGGCGATGTCGAACTGCCCACTCTGAAACGGTCAACCTTTCGGGCGGTCTGAACGCTTCAAAGCTGCGCTCGATCAGACCGTCGATGGCTTCACTGTGGTCGAAACTTGTGTTCTCTAAGTTCATGAAGTTCGCCCAGCACCTTGTCCTTCTCGTCATCGTTGAGTGCTGAGTTCATGATGACTTTGCGAATCTCGATAGCTTTCTGCGTGAACAGTTTCTCAACCACCGCAACGGGAATGAGTTCGCTGATCAGCGTTTGATACTTTGCCTTCAGAATCAGCGTCTCAAAGTGCCGCTTCTTCTCGGCAAGACTCGCACCATCAATGCCGTCGCCAAAATCCTTGAGGTCGTTGCGCTTGGCAAAGTCACGCCAGCCTTGGAGATCGTAGCCGCCATCAACCTTATCGTTCGGTGCTCCGGCCATCTTCATCCAGCGATAGAGGCAGTCGCGTGAAATGCCGAGTGCCTTCGCCAACATCGTCTTGGTCGTGATCTTGTTGTCGTCCTTGACCTCGGGCTGCTGCTGCATGAAGTGCTCTCTCTCGCTTGAGGTCAGGGTCTTACCGGCCGCGACCTTCTTGGCGATGTTCTCCAAGTCCTTGTTCAAGACTGCCTCGACCTCGGGCTGAACGTCATCGTTGATTTTCACTGAATCTAAAAATTTGCGGCAGCCGACTGATC